CTTGTTAGTAACTATCAGAAACTTGCGACTTATGCCGTTATTGTTCTTAGATATGCTATCTAAACACTGTGTAATTGCTTCTCCTGCAGTTTTAGAAAGAATACTACATATTATTGGTTCACTTAGACCTAAACAGTCTAGTGATATCATTAATTCTGTAGTTTTAGCAATATGCGGGCCATCAGGTATAATGTTTGGGTTCTCACCAGTAATCAGTGCTTTCGCACTTGAAATCTGATTGATGAACATAAACTACAACCTTCTTGGTTCTGCGAAATTGGTAGCTGTGGTCGAAGAATTCTTTACAAATCTTCAACTAACTAACAAACAGAAATCCCTCGAAGTTGCTGAAAACCGATATGAACACTTATTGTCCAATTGGTGGCGATATACTTTGTTTGCACCTTTTAAAGTGCGAATTAGTAAATTACTACCATCGTGGAAATGAGTTTCATCTCTCGATTTTCAGTTTCCTTTTTGATTGCTAGCGGTTCTTTCTTGACCGCTTCTAGTTTATGGGCCAAGCATGAGAGCCTATTTAGATAAGTGACGAGGTCTGGTAACTGAACCATACTATACGTATTTCGAAGAATGGGGTCCATATATATGGATCTCACCATGGCAAAGGGACCCGCCGGGCCCATGGGTATTGCTAGACTACTTTAGAACCATTGGGACAACCAACGATCCCTTGTTCGCCTCAATATCATTTGAAGACAGAAATAGGGTTCTTGACTTATTCGCTCAGCAAAATGCTTTGAGCAATGTAATAATTCAAGAAGCCGATTCTGCCTATAATTTCTATCGATACGAATCTCAGAATATGAGAATAGTACTATACAACCCTAAGGTAGCGGGGAAGCCCGTGTTAGGTGTATCTTCCAAAGCGGCATAGTGGTGCAAGTCCACAGATACTTCGAACCTTATTGTCTAGAAAAGATCATGCATGTTACAGGTACTAGAAACCTGGTCTACTTGATAAGGACTTTACGTCCGGGGCAAGTAGAAACCTCC